GATGTCGATCGACAGTCTCGTGTAACCTTCGGTGGTACAAAGAAAAGTTAATTTTTTAACTATTCTCGGGATAACAACCAATTCCCTACTATCGATTTAAATAAACCCGTCTATAAATTTTATAGACACAAGGAGTAATAACTATGGCAAATAGTAACACAGCAGGATTTGGTTTGATCCCAGTAGGTACGATCGGTTCAACACCGGCTACTGGTGGACAAGGCAAATACTATATAGATGCTGCGTACAATGCTGATCTATTCCAAGGTTCTGTAGTACAGAGCAAAGTGGGATACATCAAAACTGCGCAAGCAGCTATTACCAACCTAAGCATAGGTGTGTTAAACGGTATCTTCTACAATGCGGCGACAACTTTGAAGCCGACGTGGGCGAACTGGTACAACCAACCTATTACTCCAGCGAACAGTGAAGATATTACAGCGTTCGTTATAGATAATCCGTTCCAACTTTTTGTTTGTGCAACGGATGGTGCAGTAGCACAAGCGGGATATGGTAAAACATATGGCGTAACTGTGACAGCTGCAGGATCAGAAATTTCTGGTCAATCTAGTTCAACGCTAACAACCGGCACTGTAGACGTGGCAGCAAACCAATGGCGTTTAGTAAGAACGGCTGAGGATCCTGAGAACAACGATATGACTGTAGCATATACTTCAGTTGTAGTTGCTCACAACCTTAACCAATACTTACAGAACACTGGTTCTGCTGGTATCACGTGGCAATAATAGGAGCATATAGACATGGCAATATCAAGAGCACAGCTAGTTAAAGAACTAGAACCAGGCCTAAATGCACTATTTGGGCTGGAGTACAAACGGTATGACAATGAGTCTGCCGAAATATACGTAACCGAGTCTAGTGACAGAGCTTTCGAAGAGGAAGTAATGTTATCAGGATTCGCTAACGCTAACGTAAAAGCAGAAGGTCAAGGCGTATCATATGATGAAGCGCAAGAAACTTACACTGCACGTTACACTATGGAAACGATCGCGCTTGCTTTCGCTATCACAGAAGAAGCTATCGAAGATAACCTCTACGATAGATTAGCTTCTAGATACACAAAAGCACTAGCAAGATCTATGTCAAACGCTAAACAAGTTAAAGCAGCTTCACCATTAAACAATGGTCTACCTTCGGTAGGTACATATAAATCTGGTGATGGCAAAGAGTTGTTTTCTACTAATCACACTACGATTGCAGGAGCAACTAAAAATACTTTAACTACTCAAGCTGACTTAAACGAAACTTCATTAGAACAAGCATTGATTGATATCGCTGCTATGACTGATGAAAGAGGTTTAAAAATAGCTGCGAGAGGCGTTAAGATGATAGTTCCGTCTGCTAATCAGTATCAAGCTGAGAGATTATTAAAATCTCAAGGTAGAACACAGACAGCAGATAATGATATCAATGCAATCAACTCTATGGGAATGATTCCTCAAGGATACAGAGTGAACCATTTCTTAAATGATTCTGATTCATGGTACATTATTACGGACGTTCCTAATGGTATGAAACACTTTGAAAGAACTCCATTGACAACTTCAATGGAAGGTGATTTCGATACTGGTAACGTAAGATACAAAGCTAGAGAAAGATACGTTTTTGGCGTGTCAGACTTTAGAGGTATCTTCGGATGCGAAGGTGCGTAATCTAAACTAATTATGTGGCGGGACATAGTTCCGCCACATTTTATTGTTAATAGAAAAAATGAATCTTTATACAGATATATTATTAGAAGAAGAAAGAATTAAAATTTTAAAAGCAGTAAAACAACATGTAAAAAATTTGGGTCCTAAATTTCCTGGATTACAAACTCCTCCTTTTTTTCACGAACATGAGACAATGGAAGTTTTTTTAAAAAAAACTAAACGCCATTATAAAAAATATGATATAGTAAAATGTTGGGCTAATTTTGGTTTAGGTAACACTATAGGATGGCATAGTCATGAAGGATCAGATATAACTATGATATACTTTTTAGAAAATAAATGTGGTATGGGTCCAATGTTAAAAAAAGAGGGTTGTGAAGTGGAAATAACAAAATGTCCGGAAAATTCATTATTAGTTTTTAATAGTAATATAGTACATTCTGCTCCATGTCATTTACCCGAAGAACGATATTCTATAGCTTTTGAAATGATAAAAAAATGAAGAAATTCCTAGTAAAAATATGGGCTTATGATCATTATGCTAAATTTGAAGTAGAAGCTGATGATAATGCTAAATCTATTGAAAATTCTATCCTTGACAAAATTGGAGAAAAGAGTATAAAATGGGAATACATGGGTGAGAATGTTTATTCTACCCAAGTTAACAGAATAACCTATGAGGAGGTTATCGATGATACAAGACCTATACAAACAAAAAAGGTCCTTGGAGTTGAGGTGGCAACTAGAGTATGAACAGTTTGGTAAATATACTCTGGATATGGTCAGAATTGATGACAAAATTAAAGAAGTCATCACTGAGATCAAACTCGAAGAAAATAAGATTGCAGACAGAGAAAATGCAATCGTTAATGCCGCCCCACAAGTTTCAGTGGCTACTTAAATAAACGCCACATCGCTGAAATCCTACATTTCTGCAGGGATCTCTTGCACTCTACTAAAATCTAATATATAAATTAACCACTATACAATTAATTAGAATACTGACGAGTATAGTCGACGGCCTAGAGACAGTATTCGGAAAACTAGGAGGATATAATTATGGCAAACACAACGTTTAATGGACCAGTACGTTCGGAAAAAGGTTTCGAAGTAGCAACTAAAAATACGACAACTGGTGCCGTAACAACTAGATATAGTTCACAACATCCAGATATGACAGGATTGTCTGTATCTGATGTAGCGACAGGAGCAACAAAAACTCTTGCAGCTGATACTATAACTTTTATAAATTACACAGGAGCAGCAGCTTGCGCATGTACTTTACCTGCAGCAACAGCTGGAACTGTAGTAGTTTATGCTCAAGCAAAAGACACAGCAGGTGGAACTAACACATTGTCTTTCGACTGTGCAGGTTCAGATGTTTATAAAACTGGATCTGTAATTGAAAGCAGATCTGGCGCAGAAGTAGCTTTTGATACTTCAGCAGCTAGTGAAACTTTGTTAACTTTCACACCAGCTGACGCAGCAACAAACCTTTTTACGACTGGAAGTAAAATTTATTTCGTATGTTATGAAAAAGGAACTTGGGTCATTTCTTATGAAATGGGCGGAGCTGCTGACGCAACAACTGGTGCGTTTGCTTTTGCATCGTAATCAATAATTTTAAGATGCTCCTCCGGGAGCATCTTAATTAAGGAGAAAAATATGACATCAACTTATGTCAACGTAAAAACAATAATGGATGAAACAGCGTCAAGTGCTACATACTTTGCAGCTGCTCAACAACCAAACACTTCTTTCACGATGGCGAACACTGCTTTTGCTTCTACTCACAATGGTGGAGGAGCAGTTATAACTGCAACTACAGCAGGTGGTTCCGATGGTGCAAAAACTGTAACTTTAACAGGGACGGATTTAAATGGTAATTCTCAAACTGAAGTAATTACATTACCAGCTTCAGCTACTGAGACAGCAGGAACTAAATATTTCTTAACTGTTACTGGAGCTGAAATGAGTGCACAACCAGCAGGAAATGTTTCTTTAGGCTTTAATGCTTCTAGAGGAATGGGAATGTTTGGTGGAAGAACTGCGCTTAAAGGTTTTACATCTTTTAGTGGTGGAACAGCTGGAGACGTGTCTTTTCATAATAGTTCAAGTGGTTTACTTTCAAGTGATACTCCATTTATGCAATATAGAACAAATGGGACAGCAGATAATGAAACTCATTTTAATGTACCTGCACTCGGAGTATTATGTACTAGTGGGTTAGTTGTAACTTATACGTTGGATACAATAGATCAGATGAACGTCTTCTTTAATGGATAGGAGTTTAGATGGCAAATACAACATCAGGCTCTTATACATTTGGTAAGACTCTTGTAATCGATGATATAATTTCTGAAGCCTATGAACGAATTGGTTTAGTAGGTTCAGCAGGTCATCAAATACATAGTGCTAGAAGATCTTTAAATATTTTATTTCAAGAATGGGGAAATAGAGGAATTCATTTTTGGGAAATAGGTCAAACTAATATTGACTTATCGGAAGGCACAGCGGAGTATGCTTTTTACAGAGATAGTGCAGATGGTACAAGTGCCACTACAGCACCATCAAATGGTATCTATGGAATAGCTGACATTATGACAGCTTCATACAGAACTAATTATAATACTACTTCACAAACTGATTTACCAATGACTAAAATTGCAAGAGACACTTACGCTGCTCTTTCAAATAAATTAACTAAAAGTACACCAAGTCAATTCTGGGTTCAAAGATTCGTAGACCGTACTACAATTACAATTTATCCAACTCCAAATTCTACAGCAGCAGATAATTATATTAGCATTTACTATGTAGCAAGACTTCAAGATGTTGGAGCTTATACTAATGCAGTAGATGCTCCTTATAGATTTATTCCTTGTATGATAGCGGGATTAGCATTTTATTTATCTCAAAAATTTGCACCACAAAGAACACAAGAAATGAAATTATTATATGAAGATGAATTAGCAAGAGCTTTAGCGGAGGATGGATCAGCAGCGAGTACGTACATTACACCGAAAACTTATTATCCAAATATATAATGGGAAAATTTTCTAAAGGTAGATATGCATTAATGATTTCAGATCGTTCTGGAGCAGCATTTCCATATAGAGAAATGGTTCAAGAATGGAATGGTGCGTGGGTACATAATTCTGAATATGAGCCTAAGCAACCACAAATAGATCCAAGACCACACGGAGCAGATGCACAAGCTTTAGCACATGCTAAACCAGCAAGAGTAGAATTTGCAGTACAAGATCTTTTACCCGATAATCCTTTTACAACTACGGCTGCTTCAAAAAGTTTAAGTGTTTCATTTCCAAGTAATGATTTTAATGAAGGAACAACTTATGTAACATTCAGAGAGCTTAAACAACCTGTTGGAGGAGTTGCGATAGCAACTTTAGAATTAACCACTACATTGAATGGAGCAATATCTGATTCAGCTACTACAATTACTTTAACTGATGCAAGTGAATTTCCTACATCTGGATATATTATGATTAGAAAAGTATTGACTTCAAGTGATACAAGTAATCCACTTCTTGTTGGAACTTATCAAAATGAAGTTATAAAATATACAGGAAAATCTACTCATGATTTAACAGGATGTACAAGAGGTAGTTCAGCACCTTATAAAGGATTAACACCACCTAGTACTACAGCCGGATCACATTCAAGTGGAGCAAAAGTATTTGGTTCTTATTTAGCAACAGCAGTTGGAACAAGTTATACACCTGTAAGTCCTCCAGGAACAGAAACTCAATATAATTCATTAACAGTGCCATTGGTTTCTAATGCTACAAGCACAGCAACAGGGGGCGGTTTTCAGTGTACAATTGGACCCGTAAATGATAGGGATTAATTATGGCTGGAATTAGTTATTCAACATTAGTTACAATGATCAGAAGCTACACAGAAGTAGACGATACTGTATTTACTACAGATATTTTAGAAAATTTTATTTTAAATGCTCAACATAGAATAAGTGGTGATGTACCAGTTGATTCTGATAGAGTTGAGTATGAAGGAACTTTAGT